CTAGCGAGCGTATGGAACAGGCTTTCCGAAACCTGCGCCGAGAAAACTCACTTGCACAGGCAGGTCAGGAGCCAAAGCCAAGGCGCTATGCCCGCACCACCAATGCGGTGAAGGTGAACTCCAGCCTCTGGCCGGACGTGATGGAGCTACTGACCAAGCACGCCGAAGAGCGTGGCCTGTCCAACAGCGGCGCGGTGCATGACTGCCTGCGCCGTTACTTCGAACTTCCCGTAATTCACTGATTCCATGGCTGATTTCGCTGCTGACGCTTTCACCCTCTGGTTCACCTGCAACCAAGACCGCAAGACCGATGGCGCCTATTGGGCCAGCTCGGAAGTGCCGGTAGAAGAGATCGAGAAGCTCTACAACTGGGCACTGCGCCAAGAGCCCACCACCAACGAGAAGGGGCAGACCTGCGTGCCGCTGCGGGCGAACCTGCGCCCCCGCACCAGTAAGGCCGGCAACGACTACCTGCTGCTGGCGGTGAGTGATCAGAAGCCCAAGGCTGAGTCCACCAACGCAATGCCCTTCTGATGAGCAGCCCCTGCGACCCCCGCGAGCAGCAAGCCCGCCAAGACCGCCTCGATGCGGCCTATCTCGCCGATGGTCGGGACAATCCCGAGCATCCCCACTACTCCACCTACACGGCCCTGGCCGACACCGACGCCTTCACAACTGATGCAGCCGACGCTTGAAGACCTGCTGGCGCAGTGGTGGCGTGAGAGTTACCCCAACGCCAACCTCAACAACACCTCCGCTGCCCTGATGGTGGCCTTCACCAGCTGGGTACTGGAGCGCAAGGCCCAGGAGGCGCAGCCGTGATCCTCTGCGATTTTGAGATCCGCTCCCTCTGTGATGGCGGGATGGAGGAGGGCTACCTGCCTGAGCTGATCAACCCAGCCTCGTTGGATGTCCGCCTGGCCAGCAACCTGCTGATTGAGGCGGCCAGCAGCCCCGCGCTGGTACCGCTGGATCTGTCTGGCTTCGATCAGGAGCACCCCTATCCGCTGAAGCCGGGGCAGTTTGTCCTGGCCTCCACCATCGAGGTGTTCCACCTGCCCAGCACGGTGGCCGCGCAGTTCATGCTCAAGAGCAGCCGCGCCCGCGAAGGTCTGGAGCACCTCATGGCCGGCTACTGCGACCCCGGCTGGAACGGCTCGCAGCTCACCATGGAGCTGCACAACAGCCGCCAGCTACATCCCGTTGGTCTCTGGCCGGGGATGCGGATCGGGCAGATGGTGTTCCACCGCATGAGTGCCGCACCCCTGCGCGACTACGCCCAGACCGGCAGATACAACCGACAGCCCCACGTCGGCGCCAGCTTGGGATGAACGCGGGCGAACAGCGCTGCAGCCAATGCCATGGGCGGATGCGCTTGGTGATGCAGGAGGGCACCTATGAGGGCCGCGCCAAACGCCGCCGCCATGAGTGCTACGACTGCCAGCACCGCAGCACCAGCTACCACGTCAGCGAGCAGTTCTTTACGCAGCTCGTGGCTGCCCATGACATCGTGCAGCGCCTTCAAGGCCACTACTTCGACTACTGCGATCCAGCGGATGACTGATCCGCTGGCAGCAAAGGGGTGGTGGGTGACTCGGCTCTCGCGCCTGCAGCCTCACCGCTGCCCACCACAGCGGAATGCCTAGTGATCTCGAAAGAAAACTAGGCCCCAATTCTACAAACATCTTCACCGCTGCGACATGTACACCACGGGCACTGATCTGGACGCAGTGGACTGGCTGCTGAACCAGTCCCATGCCTATCCGCTGCTCACTGCTGAACAGGAGATCCTGCTCAGCCGGCACATCAAGGCTTGGCAGGCGGTGCGGGACAAAACCGAGCTGACCCGCCGGGATAGGGCAGCGATCAAGCGGGGCCAGCGGGCCCACCGCAGCTTTTACCTCTGCAACATCCGCCTGGTGGTGCATATCGCCCAGCGCTTCACGCGGGTGAAGGGCACCATGGGCTTTGAGGATCTGGTGCAGGAAGGGCTCTGCGGCCTGGCCACGGCGATTGAGGGCTTTGATGCGGAGCGGGGCTACAAGTTCTCCACCTATGCCTACTGGTGGATCCGGCAGGCCATTGCCCGCTCCATCACCAACCAATCCCGCGTGATCCGCATCCCCTCTGGCGGCATCGACACCCTTCGCAAGGCGATGGACTACATCAAAGAGCAGCAGCGCATCCATGGCCGCACCCCGCCTCTGCAGCAGGTGGCCAAAGAGTGCAAGACCAACGTGGACTACCTGCGCAGCTACCTGACGCACTACCAGACGCCAATCAGCCTGGATTCCAAGGTGCGCTGTGATAGCAGCCGGGGCTCAAGCAGCACCTACCTCGATCTGGTGGCCGATACGGCCATTCATGAAGCTCCCTACACCGAGACCATCGACAACGTGGAGGCGATGCTGCCGGTGCTGCTGGGGAAGCTGACCGACCTGCAACGGCAGGTGGCCGAGATGCGCTACGGGTTGAATGACTACCAACCCCACAGTTACACCCAGATTGCTGAGGTGTTGGGAGTGACGCGGCAGCGGGCCCAGCAAATCATGCAGCAGGCCGAGAAGGCGTTGCGCCGCAAGCTGGCCGCTCACGGAGCGCCTCAAGACACTCCAGCTCTGCAATCCGTCGCGTAGCGCCTCGGATGATCAGGTCCTGGTGCATGGCCAGCTCACACAGGCGGACCAGCATCTCTCTGGCCTGATCTGCGCTGTAGGCCTCCACAGCTCGCCGCTGCCGTTCCAAGGTGAGCAGATGCTCTGGCCCTGGCGCCGGGATCATCCACTCACCCCAGGCCATGGCTGCAACCTAGGAGGTCTGGGCTAATTTTCCGTGTCACAGCCGACCATGCGCCTAGTCGATACGGACCACGGCAAATGCTGGGAAGTGTGCGGCATGGGGTATTGCCGCTATCACCAGCAGAAGTGGCAGGCCGAGGTGTTTTATCAGTACCTGCTGCAGTCGCTTGGCACTGAGGCCAAAGAGAACTAGGCCGCTGCGGGTGGGTCGTCCTGCTCGCGGCTGAGCCAGAGCCTCACATAGTTTTCGTCGTAGCTGATGGTAGTGATGCCGTTGGAGACCGCCATCCAAAAGCGCACGCCAGTGTCACGGCGGGTGACTTCCCACAGGCCGGGCTGAATGCGGCGGGAGATGTTGAGGCCCTTCATGGTTCGGCGATGATGGCCCAGCCCGAGCGGGGGCCTTCGACGAGCCAGCGCGGGGACCAGTTCTTACGGGAGTAGGCCAGGCCGGCGCCACGGCTTGAGGTGTAGGTGCCTTGGGCCACGAGCATCTCGCCCCACGGGTCATTGACGATGGCGGCGGTCGGTGTCAGGCCAATCACCGTGAGCCAGTGGCCACCGCCCGAGGGTGCCGCTGAGGTGCCGTGATGCAGGAACCCGCAGGGGATGGGAACGCCTCTGCTGATCTGACGTTCTAGGTCCGCCCAGTCGCCGTTTTGCACAAAGCGTGCCGTGATGCCATAGCTGGCAAGGGCCTTGATCTGGGCATTGGCGTCGGTGGTGTCGCCGTACTGCTGCACCCGCTTGAGGTATTGGTCATCAGCGTTGGGGCCGCCAATACTTCCCGGCCGTAGGAAGGCCGTGAGCATGGCGCAGCTGGAGCTGAAACACATCCGCTGGGCTTGACCTGACAGCGCCGAATCCCGCTGTGAGAAGTAGGGCACCTTCAGGGGGTTGCCTTTGAGCGGACCCTGCTGCAGCGGTAGCCCACTGGTGAATAGCGCCACCTCTGCGGCTCGCCGCCGCTCCAGCCCCGGCAGCACCGCCTCCCCGGCATGGCACCACTTGGGCAGCTCCTCGCGCACCACCTTGGCGGGATCCTCCCCGGCCAGCAGCCGCTTGCGCAGCGTGCTCTCCTCCAGGGAGCCCAAGCCCACGTTGTAGGCAAAGCTGGTCAGTGCCGCAAGCTGCTCTGGCCGCCACTTCGCTGCCAGCGGCAGCAGCTGCAGCACACCAGGCGCAAACAGGTGCTCCACGTCATTGGTTAGCAGCTCCTCGGCCATGGCCTGGGTCACCACGTCGCCCATCCGCACCGCTGCATCCATGTAGCGGGTGGTGCCATACCCAATGGTGGGTACGCCCGTGGCATCGCGGTACGCCTCTAACCGGCAGCCCTCAAACTCCCTGATCAGCTTCAATGTTGGGGCCAGCCAAACCGGCGGCAAGGATTCCTTGGCCGGCGGATCAGCGCGGTACAGCTCAGCAAACTCCTTGAGCTGCACAGCGGTGAGCTGCTCTTCCAGCCAGTTCCAGGCGGCGAGCTGATGACTGAGCCCTTTGTGATGCTTAGCCGCATCGGCCAGCTTGATGATGCCCACAGTTCAACGCCGGCCCTTTTTGCCTTCGGCCGCCACGGCCTTGAGCACGGCGATCACTAGCTGACCCCAGCTGTTGGCTTTAACGCGGCGGGTGAGGGGCAGGGCTTCCGAGACACCGAGCAGCACCACCAG